AAAGTAACTTTGTGTTTACGGTGGTCATAATTGGATTGTGTGATTTTTGGCGAGAGTCGCTTGCTTTACTTTTGTCTTGATTGATCTGCGCAGACTAGTCACGAGGTCTCTGCATTTCGCTCATAACCTTGAAAAGGTAAGCCAAGCCATCTTTATGCTCTGGATTGAAGCAGTGCTGAATCGCATCTTTACCAGTTTTACTGGCAAAATCTACGAAGTAGTGCTTGTCTTGTTTGATGCGAAATCTTGTAAGATTCCACCCATAACAACTCATGCTGTGAATGTAAGTTAGAAATGTGTATTCAAAGCTAGCTTTGTCTTCGGTTAGGATTTGTTTGTCCATAATAGTGTGTATTGGATTGTGTGATTATCTGACAGGCTCGTCAGTGCTGGAAGGTTACCAGCAGACGGTCTAAAGACCGTTTCGCCCTAGTCTTGAGTTCGAGTCACTGCATTTTCTAGCGAAGCTACTAGCGAGACGTTACTGTCACCGCCATAAACTAGAATCCCTACAGGATTATTGTTTCGGTCAACTGGACGATACCAGTTAGTTCCTTGGAACTCAGACTCGTCCTTTACGTAGTAAACCATGATGCCATCATCAGCTCTCTCTACGAGACTGCCGTCAGATTTCCTGTCCTTAGCTTTAGGAAAGCTTCCTGTGACGTAAGAACGATCAGCGAGATTCATGAAAGCCCTAAAGGGATTAGCGTCTTGGCACCAGCCGAAAGCTGAAATTACTACGTAAGTGCCGCCATTGCTGTCTGTCAGTGTTTTGTTTTCCATAATGTGTGTTGCTTCATAGGTTATGCCGAAGCTAGGCTGTTGAATTTTAGCGAGAGTCGCCACTTTACTTTGTCAAAGATTGATCTGCGTATACTAGGTGAGGCTATATCATCTTAGGCTTAAAAGCCTTGCCGTAGATGCCAACATCTGGAGCCTCGTCAGTAGCTCTCCAGCGAAGCTTTACGCCCTTGTATCCGTCTTCCTTGTAGGTGTCACGTTCAGCTTCCAGCTCATATTTGGCTTCGGCTTGGTCGTAAGAACCATAGAGAACAGTTTTGCAGTTAGAAACTACTTCGTAGATTTTGAACATTTGCTTCATAATTATGTGTGGTTTTGTGTGATTTGAATGGTGAGTGTAAACTGTAGGTGATTATTTAAGCACAGTGCCGTGAGACTCAGCTTCGACAAGGTCGAGACCGTGCTTCTCAGCTAAATCTTCAAGGAAGATGTCGATGTCTTCGCCGAGTGACCAGATAAGTTGTATCCACTGCGGAGCCATCTCAGTTATGAAGTGATTGACGACCAGTTTACCTTCGGTAAGAGCCAAATTGAGACAGCTTGTACCACCGTCCTTGGTTTCAAATTTGAACGTAAGTTCAGTAGGTGATTCATCGGTTTCACCGATCGTATACCAGACGAAGTCTTCGCTCTGCTTGCATTCATTATCGAAGATAATTTGAGTGAACTCTTCTGCGAAGGGTGAGTCTGAGAACCATTGTTTTTGGGTAGCTTTCATAATCGTGTGTTTCCTTGATGTGTTATTGTGCTGTGCCGTGCTTGGCTTGGCTTGACTCGGAGTGAGTTGCCGCTTCAATTATAACAACCTTGTCAAGTCGCCTCGTGTGATCAGGACTTTTACAGCGCAGTATCGCCTACGCATAATGCGATCACGATACCATACGAAAAGATGAAAAAAGTTTTGGAGAGAGCTTTGCCTCGTGCGTGATCATGTTCGGCGATCGTATAATACCTACGGAAGGTGCGGAGGCAGTGCGCCTCAAGACTTTAAAAGTCTTATGCAAGAGCAGTGCTAGAGCTATGCTCTAAAATGAAAAAACATCTGTGTAGAAAAAGATGAGTGAAGCAGACCGAAAGCTTTCAAACACGCCTTCCTTGTGCATTTGACAGGCTCTATCGGATTTATAATCCGTTGCAGTGCCGATAAACACTAGTCTTAGGACTAGTATGTGACCAAAGCTGTGCCAATCCTCACCCTAAAGGGTGTATGGGGGGTTAGCGGTAAAACACACGTATATAAACCCTCTCAGAAATTTGTAACAAAAACAAAAAAGGGAGCCACCACCGAATAATCAGCAATGACTCCCCCACACATATAACAACACACACACGTTGAAATTATGCTCTAGCAATATGAAGACCTAACCTTCAAATTGCAAGCTAAAACTCACAATCTTCGTCATCTATTTCATCATTCCAAGCATCTTCCCAGTCAATATCGTCATCATCTAGACACTCGAATGTGGTCTCTACCATCTCATCTCTAGCCATTTCCAGCAATCCTCTGGCTGAATAGACGTTATCATAGACATATTCCATCTCCATCTCTGGATGAACTACCATAATAAAATAGTTCTCAAAGTGTTCACCAGCAATGGCTTGAATCTGTTCTAAAGGATTATCCGACATGAGGTGTTGACAGGTTTGGAACTGCTATTATAATTATTATATACTAATACGAGATGGTGCTAGCACTAGAGAAGGAGACCTAGTCTCCCACAGACCTAATTCTAGGTCAAGAACTAGACCTTATATATTATATATATTATATCCATGAGGACTGTGATCTAGTTGTTCTCTTATAGTAGGCATCCATGAACTCATCTAGTTGTTTAGAGGCTAGGTCATCTCTTCGTTCCTTAATCTTCATGTCTGCATCTTGAGCCATCTGTTCCACCCAGTAGTTGCAAGCTATACTAAGAGCATCTAGTCTATCGTCGTTCCTTAAGGCTCCTCTTAGTCTTGTTAGTCTAGTCAACTGGTACATCATCATGTATCTAAGTTGTTGTTCTGCTGGATAGCCTTGTGCAGTCTTGTAGTCGTTCTCAATAACAGAGGGTGCTATCACGAGCCTGTGTGCTGCTAGAAGAGGCTCAAGGGTGTCTATGATTCGTTTCTCTTTCTGTTGATGGTGACGTACCTCTTCAAGAGTGACAGGGTATTCTCGGCTAAATATGGGCGTTATAAGTTGGGTGAACATACCATCACCGAAGTTACTCTCTGTAATAACAGCGTTCACTTTGTTCCTCTTAGCGATGCGGACTAGTTCTAACAAGGTAGGTTCTTCGTAACCACCTTTGAGTCCTCCAGCCTCTGGAACAAACAGAGTGCCGTTACACATCTTTACTACAGCGTAGCCTGTCTCGTCCTTACCTCTACCAGAGGGGTCGATGGACATGACAGAGCCAGTGTAAGGTATCATGTCACCTAGAATCTTCATCGGTCTGTAGAAGCGGTCGCCTCTCAGTCCTACATTGGGAAGCCTTTCCCACTCAAGCTCAGGTGTCTGCGCCCATACTAGCTTCTCTGGTGCAACATCTTGGTCAATATCTTGCACAACCAAGTTACCAAGCTTAAGAGGGTAACGGTCAAGGTCAGCAAGGTTGGGGTTGAGCATGAACTGCATTGCGTAACCAGCTGATCCATAAGAAATCTTTCGCTCTTGCAAATCAAAGTCTGTAAATCGTGTAGGCTCGGCTGAATCGCCTTGGGTATCTTCATCTATACAGAGGGTAGACAGTGTGTCTCCATAAGTGTTGAGAGCTTTCTTGGGGTCTACCTTCTCAGCTGACCATACCTTAGTTGTAAATCCTCGTTCCTGTAATTTAGTGTAGAGGCTGTCCTCACACTGTGGGGTTCCTAGAACAATAATTCTAGATGAATCGTTGGGCTTGATAATAGCATCAAACTCTTTGACCTGTTCTGATAGCTTGTCTCTCATCTGCTGTGTAGCAGAGTTGTTCGCTACCTCAATGTCATCTGCAATGATGATGTCAGCACGAGAACCCGTTAACTGTGACGTGATACCTAATGATTTTACAGAGGGTGCGTGTGAGGCTCCAGAGGGTCCAACATCGAAAGACACCTTAGAGAACCGCTGGTCAGCACTGGGCTTCAAGAAACTCAGAATAGGTATGTCATGAATAAGTCTCAGCGTGAACGTAGAGAAGTCATCAGAACGTGTCTTCGATGCAGAGACAACAAGGATGTTCTTAGTTGGGTCTAGGAACAGTTGGTGTACTACGAACGCAGAACAAATCCAAGACTTGCCTACTCCTCGAAAGCCTTGAACCACAGCCCGCTTTGGACCGTGCTGCATGAAGTCAGCTATATCGTATTGTATCTCTGTTGGGTCACGCTTGATCTGTTCTAGCGAGTGCCAAATGAAATAAAGGAAGTTACGAAAGTCTCTGAGTTCGTTAGGTATTTGTGGCTGCGATTGGTTCATCATCTTCACGGAATGGCAACACCTCTACTAAGTTCTGCATGGCGTTGTCTTCCTTGACGGAGGCAGTGACTTGATTGTCTTTGAGTAGCTGCCTAGCTACGTTGAGTATTGCTGGATTTGCTTCTC